GAGAAATCTGCGTAGCTCGCTGATGCCGCCTGGGTATTTTGCTAAGCAAACTTACTTACAGGTATCAGATGTGTTCACGGCGACTTACGGACGTAAAGTCTGGGACGCTTTGAATAACCAGACGAGATTTTGGAACATTCTTCGGAAGGTTCAATGGGGGCCAACAACTGGTTGGCGTTTGCGATCTGACAGGGGCGATAGCCGTTCCCGTCCCGTAACCGAAACTGGTTCTCTGCCTACCGTTGACGTGTCCAACTACGTCAACGTGGACTCTGCTCCACGTATCGTAGCTACGGACTTCGGTGTCTCACTCAAATCCCAGATCATGAGCGGTCTGGAAGGTGGTATGGGGGACAACCTGGCAGTTGAGCAGGAAGCTGCTGCTAGGGACCACATTAAAGAGTTGAACCAGGAACTCCTGCTTCGCTCGATGACCATCTCCAATACTTCTGGTGCTTCGGGTACTGGTGAGATTATTTCAGCCGGTAACACCCTTCGTGTTGGTGACACCTTCGGTGGCACTACCATCGGTGATACCGCTCTTACGTACTCTGGTCTTGATGCTCAGAGTGATGCTACCTGGACTGGTGGTGGATCTCTGACTGATGGCGAGATTGTATATGTGAAGAGCCGTGCTGGCTTTACTTCTCTTGACGACATTGTCGAACAAGATGCCCGTGTTGTGGCTGGCGTAACTGTTACTACTGGCGTGGATGTCTATAATCAGGCTACCCGTGCTGCTGGTGGACACGTTGCTGCTGCTACTGTCTTGGGTAATAGTGGTACTGGTCGGAACTTGACTTTGTCTCTTCTAGACCAAGCCATTCGTGAAGTCCGTGTAAATGGTGCTGATCCTGACGTAATCCTGATGGGTTATGACCAGTTTGATCGGCTCTCTTCACTGCTGCAAGCTCAGCAACGGTATCTGGACTGGGGCGAGTTCGTTGTCAAAGTAGGCGACGAGTCCACCCTCCCAGGTTCACACGCTGGCTTCCAGGTGGCTACTTATAGGGGTATCCCAGTAATAGTGGATCCTGATTGCCAGGGTTCCTTCACTGCTGCCGATGCCAATCTTGGTAGCAATGTATATGTCATGGATACACGGTACTTGGAACTCGCTATTGCTGCTCCTACGCAGTATATCGACAACCGAGACTTCTTCCAGGCTAATGCATTCGTCCTTCGTGGATTGTTCTACACCATTGGTGAATTACGGTCTTTGCGTTTGGACGCACATGCCAAAATTACTGACTTGAACGCTTAGTTTAGGTTAGTCGCCAATTCTAGTCACGGAGAGGAGGGTGATTTATCACTCTTTCTCCGTGGCTATTCAATCTTAATTACTAAATTTTTCTTGCTGGAAGTAAGAGGGTGACCTCTGAGGGCGGGATTGGTGGTATCCAGTAAGAGGAGAATGATATGGCTGTTACGTGGACAACGACTATAATTCATCAAACCGTTTTTGGTAACAAGAGAGTTGTTACTGCGGATATAGAAGCTACTGGCACGAGCACCGTCACAGCGGTGGGAGATGCTTATGCTCCATCTGCTCTGGGCCTTAAAGGCTTTGACATCGTTATGATGAGCGGATTCTCTCTCAGTAATACGGGAGGGGCTTCTCAAACAGCGGCACAGTCTGTGACTGCTGCTGATACAGGATATTTCCCTGTATATAACTATACTCAAGAGACAATATCTACCCATCATTTGGGGCCAGCAGATTTGTCTTCAGTGGGACCAAGCATTGTTGCTACTGGCGTGAATATAACTGGTGCCAAGATAAGAATCATGGCAGTCGGTTATTAGTTTTACAATTTAGCGTGGTTTAGTAGTACGAGTCAGCTCGACTATTGTCTTTATATCAATAAGAAAGGGTAGTCGAGTTTGGCTACCCTTTTTTGATGTTATGGAATCTATTTTTGGGAGAGGCAGAAGGTATGTTTGAGATACTTACGGCTATCAAGTTAGGTAAGGCAATTCTTAAGCGGTTGAAAAAGGTTGAAAATCGTGATGAATTGATAAAAACCATTATTTCAGCTATGGGGGATGGCAAAATTAAGCCTACCGAGTGGGCTATAATCGGTAAGCAGTTAGGTGTATTTGACGTAGTGGGGGACTAAGTGAATTTTTTAGATAGATTAATCACTTGGTTTATGGTTCGTACTGCTAATAATCAGATTGGAAAATTTGATTTTGGTGTAGTTCATTTTGGTTCTCATAAAGCACCTATAGTTGCCTATAAGCATCCACATATAGGTGAGCCAAAGCTGTTCTATGTGGATGCTCAGACTCTAGAAAGGTTAGCAGGAAAAGAGAATGACGACATCAGCACTTAGAACTCAGATTGAGTTAGAACAGCCTTTACCTAATTTTAGAGGTTTTACTGCAACTACGTCCGATGCTAATGCTTCTACTGTTCTTACGGTATCTACGATTATGGAAGAAGCTAATAGAGTCACTTTTGTAGTTGAGTTAGGTGATTTATATATTAATTTTGGTGGAGCAGCTACGAGTGATGGCACTTCTATGTTGGTTCCAGCTGGGACAGGATATACGGAAGAAGATATTAAAATCACAGGTATTATATCTGTTATGAGGGCAGGAACTACGAATGGACGTATTCGTGGTTCTATTTGGGGTAGATAGTGGCTGTTTTACGTTCTTCAATAGAATTACTTCAGCCTTATGATGCTTTTAAGCCTTTTTCGTTTACTACATCTAGTTCTAGTGCAGAGACGGTTTTGACTGTTTCTAGTTTTATGACCGAAGCTAATAAAATAACTTTGATAGTAGATAAAGCTGATTTATATATTAATTTTGGTGGAACGGCTACTACAGATGGAACTTCTATGTTAGTTCCTGCCGGAACTGGTTATACAGAAGAGGGTATACAAATAACTGGCTCTATTTCGGTAATTCGTTCTGATCAATCTATGAATGGAAGAATAATTGGTGCTATTTGGGGTAGAGACATATCTGTTTCTAGAATAATTCCTGACGTATAGTAACGTTAATGACGGAGTAATAATATGCCTATAGACCGAGGATTTGAATATCGATTTTCAGAGCATGAATTTAGGACGGTTCGTGAGTCTGTCGGTACGCTCTCTAAATTTATTCCTATTAATGTTACTTTAGCTTCTGCCAATACGGCTGAAGATTTAATCAATTTAGAGAGTCCTTTACTACCCGCTTTGAATTTAGTCACTAATCCTAGCATGGAAGTTGGTACTCCTCCTACTGGGTGGACAGCGAGTGGTTCAACAATGACTCGTCAGACCACTACACCTCGTACTGGTACGTATAGTATGCGTTGCGTATCTGCTAATGCTGCAGCTTATGAGGGTGCATATTATAGTGTTACTGGATTACCTCGTGGTTTTTATTCATGTTCGGCGTATGTGAGGCGAAGTGGTGGCGGGACAGTTATTGGACGGGCTACCAGTGATGGTGGGACTACGTTTAGTGATAGTCCTGTTATTACTATGGCTAATGATTGGACAGGGCGGGTTGCTGTTAATCATAAAATAACTACTGATAATGCTACTTTATCCTTTTATGTGGTCACGAATACGACACAGAACATTACTTTTCTTGTAGATGATGCTCAAATAGAGCCTTCTTGGGCATATGTTATGGGTATGGCTGGTGGAACAAATGATCCTAATCCTCCTGAAGCTTTAGTTACTACGTTTGTAGACCCTAATATAGAACGATTTTCTCGTTGGATGGGTACTACTGATGCTTCGGTTTCAGTTCGTGAGCCAGCAATGACAGAAATTCATGATATTTATCTATATTCTTTAACTAATGATGCCCTTATTGATTTTAATAGGACGGCTCAACGAAGTGGCCCGATTGGTTTTCTTTTAAAAGCAGGCGTGGCTAATGCTATAAATATAAGACATATTGTTAAGCATAATATTAGTGTTATTAACTCAACTGGGGGCGAAACTTGTAATGTAATTGGGTATGTGAGGGGAATCTAGGACTAGAATTAATACCCGATAAAGGATAAAATATAGATATGGGTTTTTTCAACGTTTACACAACGTCTAATTCATATTTGTCGGATTATTTTCAGTATTTAACTGAACAATGGTCTGATGCAGATAACGCATTTACTGGTGCTTGGAATCGTGAGACAGGATCTGCCTCTACGATTGTACGAGTTACTAGTGATGAGGACATGATTAAAGCTGCTATTACTGTTCCAGCGAGTGATACTGCCAGATTACGTACTACTTATAACTTTAGAGTTACTCCAAGTAAGTTTTCCGCTACGGCAAATACATCGATGGTAAGAGGAATCTTTGCTGAATGGGAAACAAAATTCACAAATGTAGCAAATATTAATAATACGACGTTTTTTATGGGGTTTTCTGAGTCTACAACTGGTTTAAGGACTACTACAGACATAATTGGGTTTGGTTTAGTCGGTGATGCTATCCAAACTGTGACTGATAGTTCGGGAACAGAGACGGTTAATGCACCATCTTCGATTACTTTAACTAATAGAAATCTTTATAAGCTGGCAATAACTGAAAATCAGGTTGAATTTTGGATTAATGGTAATAGTGTTGCTACACACACCACTAATTTACCTGATATTATGCCACATTTTATGATTTATAACGCATCTGAATCTGGAGGAGCATCTACAGTAGATTTAGGATTCTGTAGGGTTTTTTACCGTGGATTTGAGGATGCTCGTTCATTTTAATGAGGTGATTGATGCCTGTTGAACTTAGACAAATTTATCCATCTATTAGACGTACTTATACCACCGGAG